CTAAAGTAATAGATAAGAAATATCTTGCGTGTTGCCCTGATAACCAATACATAAAGTTAGAGGATTATTGCAAGAAATCTGTTTATAAGCCTGAACTATTTAATAAGTAAGGCACATTACTACCAACGTATTTGTGTATGGTTTGGTGCGATTTAAAGCAAGAAAATTAATAAATAGTAGAATAGTGTAAATGATAAAAATAAGTGGTTAAACAGACGATTAGTAGCACTAAATTATACACATTGTTGGTTACAGTTGCTAAAAAAGCCACATTAATTTGAAAAATTAAAATAAAGAATATGAGTGATAAAAGAATAGTAAAAGAAGGTAATAGGTATTATCCAGAATATTATAAAAACAAATGGTTTTTTAATTTATTTGGGGGGTATTGGAAAAGATATAAAAGCGATGAACTTTGGTTAAATGGATATTTTACAGAATTATTACCTTGTGATTTAAGTTACTCTAATTTAGAAATGGCAAGGGATTATTTTAAAGAAGAAACAAAAGAAATTATAGAATTATGAAAAATAAAATAATAGGTTGGTGGTCTGGTGGTGTTACAAGTGCAGTAACTTGTAAACTTTGCATAGACATTTATGGAGTTGAAAACGTAAGATTAATTTTCATTGATACATTTAATGAAGATGAAGACACTTACAGATTTAAAAAAGACTGTGAAAAATGGTATGGTAAGGAAATTGAAACTATTACAAGAATAGGTAAAGGTAAAAAGTATGAAAAAATACAAGATGTTTGGTATAAATACAAATCTTTAAATGTTGCTGGTGGTGCAGTTTGTTCTTCTGAATTAAAAAGACAATTAAGAAAAGAATGGGAAAAAGAAAATAGTTACCAAGCACAAGCATTTGGATTTGATGTTGATGAAATTAGACGAGTTAAATCTATGGTTAACAATTATCGTAAAACTGCAAAACCTATATTTCCATTATTGATGTACGGATATACAAAAAAAGATTGTGTTCAGTTAATACAAGATGAAGGTTTAAAATTACCAATGGCTTATGTACTAGGATTTTTAAATAACAATTGTTTAGGTTCAACCCCTACAACTGGAGGTTGCGTGCAAGGAGGAATAGGGTACTGGCAAAAATTTAGGGACATGGGTGGAATATGGCTCTCTAAATTTAACGCAATGTCTAAGATTGAACACGAACTAACAGACTTAAAAGGCGAACCCGTAACAATGTTAAAAGACCAAAGCAAAGGAGGGGGTTTAGTATTTCTAAAACCGCACCCAGACTACCCAAACATAAAAGATATTTCAATGATGAAAGGCAGACCACCACAACCATTAACAGATTGCAATGGTTTAGCTTGTGGTGTAAAAGATTTAGACGAAGTGAGTGAAACGCATCAAGAAATAAATTATCAAACTAATATATTCAATTTTCACGAATATGAGTAAGCTACAAGAGTGAGGTGGCTTTTTTAGCAATTGTTACCAACGGCTACGGCTATGAATTGAAGCCGTATAACAAATGATTGATTCAAAGAAATAACCTTAGCAAAGGCTTTTATTTATAGCCATTGTTAGCATTAGTTAATTATGATACACTTACGAGACCAAATAGTAACAGACGAATACCATAAGCAAGAACCTAAAGAAGATTTGATTAGAATACAAAAAGCATTGGTATTGCACAGAGATATACTTTGCACACTAGATGAGTGCGGTAATATATGGCAAAATTATAGTTGGGAACTATCTGCAAGTTGGTTATATATACCTAATGATTTGGAATCTATAATTAAGCACGTTGAAAGTGCTGATAACTTCAAATCTTATGCAGATTGGCTAGAATCTTAATTAATGCTAACGTATTTGTATATGGTTTGTTGCGATTTAAAGAACTGAAATAATTAAATAATAGAATAGTATAAATAATAAAAATAACTTGGTAAAACAGTGATTAGCAGCAATAAATTATATACGTTGTTGGTTACTGTTGATAAAAAAAGCCACTTATTTTTGCAAAAAAATAAAATGATTATGAGTAGGAAAAAAGTATTAGATGTTTGCTGTGGGCCAAAAAGTATGTGGTTTAATAAACAAGATGAAAGAGCATTGTTTTTAGATAAAAGACAAGAGAAACACATAATAAAAAGAAAAGATGGCTATGATAGAAATATAATAGTTGAACCTGATGAAATAGGGGATTTTACAAATATAAAACAAGAAGATAATTCATTTTACCATATTGTTTTTGACCCACCACATATACCACAAAAAACTATGACTGGTGCAATATGTAAACAATATGGACATTTAACCGGTGATTGGAAAGAAATGTTAAGAAAAGGATTTATAGAATGTTTTAGAGTATTAAAACCAAATGGAACACTAATTTTTAAATGGAATGAATGTAGAATACCAATAAAAGAAATCTTAGCTTTAACAGAAGAAAAACCGCTTTACGGACATAAAAGCGGAAAAGCTATGCAAACTCATTGGATTTGTTTCATTAAGAGTGAGCCGACCGAGTGAGGTGGCTTTTTTTAGCAATTGTTACCAACGTACTTGTATATGAAATGGGCGGATTAAAAGTAAGTGACGTTTATTGTGGCAATGACCTTGCAGACGTGCAGATAGCTCCGATACTCAATAAATTACACCGCCTTTTTTATATACGTTGTTATATGTCTGGTGCGACTTTAAAGCACAAAAGTTTGAATTATTAACCGACCCTTTTTCTTTTATTTTTGAGCGAGGGCAAATTGCGATAGCAAAATGAATACATTAAGTTTATTAAAAGGTGATTGCCTTAAAATTATGGAAGAAGTACCTAATAAAAGCGTAAATATGATTTTATGTGATTTACCTTATGGAACTACTGATAAAAACGAATGGGATAAAACCCTTGATTTAGATATTTTATTTAAGCATTATGATAGAATAATTACTGATAATGGTATAATATTACTTTATGCACAACAACCTTTTGCAAGTGATTTGATTAATGCTTATAGAAAATATTTTAGATACGAAATTATTTGGGAAAAAACAAAACCTGTTGGCTTCTTTAACGCAAAGAAAATGCCTTTAAGAAGCCACGAAAATATATTAGTATTTTACAAAAAATTACCTAAATACAACCCAACTTTAAAAGATTGCAATAAGAAAGTTAAAAGACCTGACGAAAGTGGTGTTTATGGAACAAGAAGAAGCAGAAGTAATGAATACACAATGACTAAAACAGGCTATCCAAGAACAGTTTTAAAATATACGAATGTGTTTAGCCCTCAATTGCACCCAACTCAAAAAAATGTAGAACTTAACGAGTTTTTAATAAACTTATTTACAGATGAAGGCGATTTAGTTGTGGACAATACAATGGGAAGTTGCTCTACTGGAATAGCTTGTTTGAACACAAATAGGCGTTTTTTAGGTATGGAATTAAATGATGAATATTTTAAGGTTGCGAGTGAGAGGATGGAAAAAAAAATAAAAGAAAAAGATTTAAAGGACATAGAATTGATATTGCACGAACATTAAGCACTTGCATATAACTTTAAAGTATATGAAATTTAGGGGTTTAAAATAGGTACATAATAGACGTTTCGCCAGTGGTAATTTAGTAAAGAAACAATTAGGTTTGACTACGCCACCCCCTATTTTTTATATACATTGTTATTGTTAGTATGGTGCGATTGAAAGGGATAATGTTTCAGCAATTACCTTAGTAAATTATAGATGGTCGCTGAACGTAATGGATAGGCATCTAGCACCATATTAACTCTAACTACTATTAATATGACTTTAACCAAAGCAAAAAACCTTTATAAATGGATAAAAATGCCTTGAATTACACTTTGAAAGAATGGAATCATATTATTTTAAATGATATAAATACAATCTTCTACAATAAAAAAACTGGGAACTATATAAGATTAGTTGAAAACGGAAGGAGTTTTGGTATTTGGGTAGGTAAAAAATTTTTATCAATCAAAAGAATAGATGAACAGAAAGCACTAATTAGTAATGATTATGATGATTGTTCTGATGCTTTAAAAAAGATATTAATAGACTTAGAAAATATTTAAAATTAAAACAACAATATATTTGTTAATAAGTATATTTTTAAAAAATAACATAAATTAATACATTTATATAAATATAAATAATATGACTAAAAAATCATTTAGACCTAGATTAAGAGGTCAGGTAAAAAAGATGTACGATAAATGGACTAGCGAAGAAAGTAGGGTTTTAATTATAGGGGACACTCATTGCCCATTTGATTTATGTACTTACTTAGATTTCTTGGTTGACACTTACGAAAGATACAACTGTAACAAAGTTGTGCATATTGGCGATGAATTAGACCACCATTACAGCTCTTATCACGAAACAGATGCTAACGGAATGGGTGGTGGAGAAGAATTAGAATTTGCTAAAAAGAGGTTAGCAAGATACTATAAACAATTTCCTAACGTTGATGTAATCATAGGTAACCATAGTAGACTTATAATGAGAAAAGCACAATCAGGAGGTATTCCTAGAGAATGGATTAGAGAATATAATGAAGTTCTTGGTGTTCCTAATTGGAGATTTCATACAGAATTAGAGCATGATGGGGTTTTGTATGCTCATGGAGAAGGCGGAACCGCTAGAGGTAAATGTAAAAATGATTTACAATCTGTAGTGCAAGGACATTTACACACTCAGCTGTACGTTGAATACATTGTAGGTCGTAAAAATAGAGTGTTTGGTATGCAAGTTGGTTGTGGAATAGACCACGAGCAGTATGCGTTTGGATATGCTAAAGCAGGAAAGAAACCTGCTATTGGTTGTGGTGTTGTAATTGGTGGTAAAGAAGCTATTGCCGTTCCAATGATTTTAGAGAATTATGGCAAAGTATCAAAATTTAAGTAATGGCAAGTAAAAAATATTTAACAAAAAAAGATAAACTAAATTCATTGTCTTTAAACAATAGTAGGTATTGGAAAACACCTAAAGGTAAATTAATGTTAACCTATAATAACATGAGCAGAAGAGTTAAGGGTGTTCAGAAAAACAAGTCTTATATCTACAAAGGGCTTGAGTTGTTAAGTAGGGATGTTTTCTATAAATGGGCATTAGAATCAATCGGATTTGAGGTTTTGTATAACGATTGGGTTAATTCTAATTATAATAATAAATTATCTCCATCAATAGATAGGATAGATTCATCAAAGGGATATATTATTGGGAATATTAGGTTTGTGACTCATTCGGAGAATAGTAGGTTGGGAGCTATAAGTAGGTGGAACAATGTCAAAATGGATTTATAATGAAAGATAAAATAGTAGAAGATTTAAAGAAAGAGTTTGATATAAGAAGTTGTATAGGTATTACCAAGTACAATACAACATTACAAGACAATAATAAGGATGATTTTTTACAACACCTAAAGGAAGAGTTAATGGATGCTTGTCTTTATATTCAAAAACTACAAAGCAATGATTCATAAAATCACATCTCCTTTATTTGTAGATTTACCAAGAAAGACTAAAAAAGATAAAAGAGTGTACTTAAATATGAATACTTACAGAAATCTGCATCACAGAATAAACAATGATGCTAAAATAAGGTATTTAGAGGCGATTAGAGAGCAGTTGGATGGTCTTTCTATACTAACGCCTGTTGAAGTTACTTATAAGGTCTTAAAAGGCTCTAAAAGACGTTTAGATAAAATGAATGTAGTAAGTGTTGTAAGTAAGTATTTATTAGATGCAATTACTGAGTGTGGGTGCTGGGAAGATGATAATGATGAATTTGTTAAGAAAGAGACAATCCTGCCTACGGAAATTGATAGAGATAATCCTAGAGTAGAAATAATAATAAAAGAGATTTAATGTTAGATAAACTTGCGAAACATCACGTATTATGGTTACAGATGCTTGTGAACTTAGGATGCAATCCTGTATTAGCTAAAGATATTGTTCAAGATATGTATCTTAGGCTTTATGATTTAGTTAAGGATGAGTCTAGGATAATGTATAGGGATGATGTAAATAGGTATTATGTTTACATTACTTTAAGAAATATGTATTTTTCAAGACTAAAGAAAATGAATAAAAATCCTGAATTTGATTTACTAGATAAAGATATTGTTGATGACGATTTATATGATGAAGATGAAAATATAGCTTTCGATTTACTAAATACAAAAATTAAAGATATTACTAAAGATTGGACTGTGTACGATAAAAGGCTGTTTGAGATATATTTTATGCAAGGAATCTCTTTAAGAAAGATATCTAAAGAAACAGGTATTGGTCTTAGTTCTATACATAACTCTATCCAAAATTACAGAGAAATTGTTAGGGCTGAGTTATCAGAAGATTTGCAAGATTATTTTAATAAAGATTATCATAAAATTAAATAAATAATGAAAGAAGATAAGTATTACATAGAGTTAGAGAAAAAAGGTTACTACGAAACAATAGATAAAAGGTCTAAAGATTATAGGGAGTACAAGGAATGGTTATCTAAGAATAACTACAACTCTTTAAAAGAAAATATAGAGAAGCAACCTAAAGGTTTGGGAGATACTGTCGCTAAAATAACTAAAGCTACTGGTATAGATAAGGTTGTTAAGTTTATTGCAGGTGATGATTGTGGTTGTGATGAAAGAAAAGATGAGTGGAACGATATTTTTAAGTATAAGACGGTTAAATGCGTTACGGAAGAAGATTATATCTTTCTAACCAATTTCTTCAATAATTATAAAGGTAAGGTTGATTTTAGCGAAAAGCAAAGATTGGTAGATATTTACAACTATGTTTTTTCATATAACGAGAATAGAAATACATCTTGTAGTAGTTGTGTTGCTAAAATAGTAAAAAACTTGCAAAGATATTTGTCAGTTTATAAATAATTCGTATATTTGACCTATGAGAGATACAAAAAATAAAAGTTTTTGGGATTTAGGGCTAAATCTAATAACAGGTATTAAGGAGCAAAACCATACGGAACAAAAGAAAGAATCGAGAAGGTATGAAAAATACAAGTACGATAAATTTAACAATAGAGGTAGAAAACGAGTTGGTAGTGAAGTTGGAGAATTATTTAAAAAACAATTTCAATCTAATTAACTATCAGGTTGTGCCAGATACAAAGAATCTGTACGAATCCAATCCTTACTTTCGTAAGTTGGTAAAAATAGAGAAAGATGCTAGATTAGCAAAATACAAATACATAAATGATAACATCTGATTTAGAAAGAAGAAATAAAAGAGTAATAGATAGTTATTACGCGCAAGCTATATCGGAGTTATATTCTGGGTGTTTAATAATAGATATGCAACACGCATTAATGTATTATGAAGAAGAGGAGAAGTATTTGGCTTGTGAGGGTATAAAAAGAGCATTAGATGATTTTATATCTAACTCTATTATTAAGGGGTTTTTAGATAACGATGAGCCAATAGACGGTGGTACAAGCTATAACAATTTATAACTTAATTGCGTATAACTTAAACAAATAAACCCCTTACTAATAAAAGCAAGGGGTTTTACTTATTTATTTCTCTACTAAACTCCTGCCGTTACTGTAAATCCAACAGCAGTTAAAGCAGCAGCAACTCCACTAGCATTAGCTAATATAAAGTTTGCAGGTACTCTTTCCATTCCTGAGAAAGATAGAGTATATCCACTTAAATCACCCATTGCACCACCACTTACTATAGTACCACCAGTTACATCGCAACCATGTTCTAGTCCTGCAATAAATACGTTTCCGTTATTATCTTCTACTAAAATAGTAGGACTTCCGTAAGAAAGTAATTTAACGGTTTTATGGTCTTCTTTGGTTAACTTGCTTAAAGTTAATTCTAGCACCTGCTCAAATACAGTAGTTCCATTCTCTCTACTAGACTGAATGTTCTCTGTAAATGTTGATGCGTTTCTAATATCGAATTTATAAGCAGCTACACCAGTACCAACAGAATCAATCACATCTGTATCAGTAACATCGTATGTAACGTCTGTTAAATCAATATCTCCTTTGTTTACGAAATAGATAGCGTTTAACCCTCCTACAGAGTCTTTACAAGGCTCTAATCTACCTCTTGAAATATCACAACTCAAAATCTTTATGTTTTATTTGTTATTAAAAAAGGGTAGGTAGTTAAACCTACCCTTGTTATTTTTATATTAAGGCTAATTATTAGTTAGCTCCGTTTGTAATACCGTATGTTACAATATCTTCTACTACTCCGTACTGAATACCAGCAGTAAATCTCATAATTACTCTTACGTTCTGAGAACCATCTAAGTCATCCATATCTAAAATCTTAACTTCGTTATGGTCAGACATTAGTCCTGTACCAAACCATAAGTTGTCTTTAGTTGTAGCAACCGCAGTATCATCAGACAATCCGTTAGCCATAAACAACTTAACTCCGTCAAACCAAATTACGTTAATATCTTGGTTATTTCCTTGTGCCATAAAACCATTAGCTCCTTGACCTCCTGATTGGAAACCTCCTAAAGAACGCTTATATGCTCTAAAGATGTTTTGAGATACGTAGATATAGAAATCATCTCTACCGTATAAAGATGATGGAACAGCATCCACAATCTTACCTAATTCAGCTACTACGTTTGCAGCAGTTACAGGTATTCCTGCAACTTCTTGTGCAGCAGGTAAAGCAGCATCAGCAGCTAATAAAAC